TATCTATTTATAAATATTGCTTTTATACCATCTCCATATTTTGTACAATCTATTCTGGTTATTGTTAAAGCTACTCCATCTTCTGTTTTAGAAGTATCTGTTGTATTATACGAAACAGTTCCTACTGTATCATTACCTCTTACAAATGGAACATATCCACTTATACCTGTTGGAACAAAGATTTCAAAACTTTCACTTGCACTTAAATTTTGTGATGCTATTAACCAACTTGGTTTTGTTCTAAATGGAATTGTTGGATTTGATTGTTCCATAAATTCTCCATATGCTTCAAAACCTGTATCGGTATATGTTACAGCACTACCAACTTCATCACCACTACCAGCATTTAAAGAGCTGTAATTTTGTAATACAGTTACAATAGCTATACTATCTACAGCATAAGATGTTGAATAAGTAATACTTAAATAATCTCTTACCAGTTCTGATATATCAAAATTGCATCCTGTACTAGGAGTTGTGTTTTTTACTAATGTATATCTTAATGTTCCAGCTATTGTAATTGTACACTTAGCTGATAACACCCCTGATGCAGGTATTGTTATGTATTTATATTGTGGGCTTCTTAATGCTATTAATGCCATAGTTGTTTATTTTTGTCCGAATATTGTTTGTCTTTCTATATCTAAAATGAAGCCTTCTAAGAAGTCATCTCCATACTTTTGTAATCCTGATTCAAAAGGTTTTGAAAAAAACATATTAGCTTTTAAACCTCTATTGTAGATATTACCTGCAATTACATATGCAAGGCTTTTATAATCTCCCTCTTTATATTTTCCTTTCTCATCTCTAAATCTTATGTTCTTGCTTTTTGCCCATCCCTCTATACTCTTTAAAAAGGTTTTCCAAGTACCAGCATAGTTTGCACTACCAAACTTGAATGGTGAATTAGGAGCTTGTTGTCCTCTAAGTTTAGCATTAGGTGAAACCTTACTCGGATTCTTACCTCTTACCCCTTTGTCAACAAAAGCACCATAATCATCCATAAGGAAGTCTAGTAAAAAAGCATTTGTTTCAACATCAAGATCATAAGAAATAGAGTTGTATAAATCACCACCACCTTTTTTATCTCTAGTCAAGTTTGACTTAGATTGCTGTACTACATACTTTGCATATTTCTCTATTGCTTTTTCTAGATTGTTATACTTCATTAGCATATATATATGTCATTATAAATTAGAACATCCATAGTAGCAGTCCATCCAGCTAGTCCATTTTCAAACCTATCATAGAAAGGTAAACAGCTAGGATTACCATCAAGCTGATACATCTCTGTATATAGTTGACCTTTTCTTAGTCTTTGTATAAGTCTGTTTAATACTGCTAGTTGTGTGTTTAGAATGTCTTGTTCATTGTTGTTACCTTTAAATCTATCAATAGTTTCACTCTTAGAGAAATCTACAATGTCCATAGCTAGAACGCTTATGTTAAACCTTAGCACTTGTTCTTCATCTACTACTGAGTTGACTATTATATGACCCATTGGGAAGATGTCTTGTTTGTTTAGGTTAACATCAGATATGTTTCCAGTTGTTACTGTGTTGATGTTTTGGTCTTGTAATAACTGCTCTTTTATTGTTTCGCTTAATTGATAAAAACCCCTTACTCCTTGATTGCTCATTTAAATTTCTTTTTAATTTGTTTTGATTCTAATTCGTTTTTCTCTTTTACAAAAGCTAACATCATAAAACACTTATGTACATTTAATTCAGAGATACTTTCAAGTCTTGTAATATCCCCTCCAGAGAGTGAATAAAGTGATTGATACCATCCCCATTTTCTTGCAAAGACAGATACTCCGTCAAGGCTTCTGTTTGTTGATTGTCCAAATAGTTCGTCATAGTTTTCGACAAGTCTATTCCTAAATTCCACAAAAAAAAAATAGAACTTAGAACTGCATCCATTGGCATATTCAATAAATCAGGATTATCTTCAGCTTTATATTCTTCTATGTTATAGTTGTCTTTTAGCTTATGAGTAATAGGTCTGTATAAAACATTCATTGCTTTTTCTATATTATCCCAATCACCTATATATGTATCTAAGTCAATGTACTCACCCAAACTAAGATCATCTAATTCAGGATGAAATCCGTATTCCTTTTTATTGATTTTAAACTTATGCACTAATGCAGGTTTTTCTTCAAACAATCCTGATAGTATCTTTACTATCTCTTGTGTATCATTAAACCTTAACTTTAATACCTGGTCTAATCTGACATTGCAGAATATCTCTATCATCTTTGCTTGTACAAATCTTTCATCTTCGTTTTTATCTTGCATTTTTAAAAAGTGCTTATATTGTCTTAATGTTACATCTTTTAGTGATGTAGGAATATCGATACTTAATTTCATATATATATAACGTATTTAAAAGTGGATTTTATTTTAAGTAAAAATAATAAAAAAAGGGCAGTATTTCTACCACCCTTCTAATCAAACTAAACAAAAACTAACTCACATCATATCAGCTTCAAAACAGTTGTTAGAACAATATTGCTTATCCTGATATAAAGGCTTTTCACAAACACAACATTGGTATTGTGGCGCATCAATAGGATTTAAATGGTCAAACCAATCTGACATATTATAAGTCTTTTAAGTTGTTATATTTTTCTTTTAATTCTTTTAATTCTAAACGTGCTTTATTTCTTTCATATCTAAATTTGGAAATCAAGCTGTCTTTAACTGTATTGTCTTGTGTTACTCTAGTTATATAAAACACTATTTTAATGTAAGCACTTACTACTTCATTTAGTTCTTTATGATCCGGCTTTTGCTTATGCCATTTTTTAAGAATCTCTGAAACAAGTATGGAGTTGTTTAGGTAATTTAAATTATGTAAATTCTGTTCTGCATCCATACCTTTAAATAAACTCTTTATATTTATTTAAATTTTGTTTCCATTTTACAAATCTGTTAGCTTCTTTTTCTGTTTTAAAATAATGGCTTGATAGTTCGCCTTTATCAATAACATCAACCCTGTAGGAATCTCTGTTTTGGTTTGTCATTGTTCTTGTTTTCATATATATTAATTTTATACTAATATACAATTAATTTATTAATTAACAAAATATTTAACAACTAATTTATGTAATATGTTCCACGATTAGGATTTTGGAGCTGATAACTTACTGCATATCGTATAGCATCTATACAATGATTCCACTTGTCTATAGGTGTATTAGATTTACGTTCAAGCCAACAATAGTTGTTAAGCTCTTTGATGAGGTTTGTGCTATCTTCATCTATCACTAAGTCATAGTCCTGTAATAGTGATATGCCATAGGTTACGCTGCCCTGACCTTTAATTGATGGAGTTATGTTACATCCTTTTGATTTAACTTCAGACAGTAGTCTGGGGTCAGAACTATCGCCTACTATTAAACTACTCTTAGCGTGTTTAAGATTCAGTAATGCTATTTTAGATGTTGTTAATCCTGGGAGAAAGAAACACTCTTTTAAATATATCACTTTGTTATTAGTATCTATGTTTGTTTGTATTAAGGTTGATGGATCACTAGCAAATCCAAAGTCTTGGCCAAATACAGAAACTCCTATTTCTTTAAACTCCCCTATTTTCCAATTAGTAAATATAACACCCTCTGCTTTTGCTAACCATTGTCCTAATATTTGATGTTTATACTTTTCAGGTCTTCTTGTTTTGATGTTATCTATTTGACTTAAATAGCTTTCTGATAAGTTGTCTATGTTGTCTAGGTAACTAGTATGTATGTATGTAGTGTTGTCTTTTGTAACATTGCTTCCTTCCATTATTCCTCTTTCTTCAAAGAACCTGGTATATATCCAATGCTCTTTAGTAACAGGATTTAATATCATAATTACCCTGTTTGTTTGTGTAAGGTCTCTTACCGATAAGTCTATCTTATCAAAGATGCCCTCATCTGTTAGTTCCTCGGCTTCATCCATAACCCACGTTGTAACGCCTTGTAATGACTTTAGGTTAGCTGTTTGATCTCCTGATGATGTCTTGATGCCTTTGAATAATATCTTGCTTCCTGAACGCTTATTTCTGATTTCGTCTTTTGTAATGTAGAAATCGTTTTGGATGTTTAGTGTTTCTAGTTTATCTATAAATTCTGGGATGATAGATATGTAAGCTGATGCTAACGTGTATCTAGTAAATAGGATAGTATGTCCAGCTTCGTATGTTAGAAGAACTAAAAGCAGGTTTATTGAGAATGACTTTCCAGAACCTCGGCCACCAGTAACTATAAAGTACCTAGAATCTGTATTAGTTATAGGAGAATACTTTTTGTTTATTTCAATCACTTAAACTTAATAAGGTCTTTGAAGTTGATATTGAAACCTTCACTAGAGTTTATATCTACTGATTCTTTTGGTTTACCATATCTATATCCAAAGTATAATGACATTGCCCTTGAATCACCTTTAAAGATTTGCTGACCTAATGTTTTAATAACCTCATCGTTATCAATTAGATTATCCAGCTTTTCTATTAACTTTAATTCATCAGCTTTTTTAGGTCTTCCTGCAAAGCCTTTTGTTGAATGTCCACCATTGTTTTTTCTATTATCCACAATTAATAAAATATTAATTAATTAATTCTCTATATCTATATAACGAATAAATATAAATTATTTATTTATTTTTTACAAATGTTCCATTTATCATTTTGCCCTTGCGTTTACTAATAACATTATAAGCTGACTCAATGCATTCTTCAATTGTGCAATCTTCAAAGTAGGCTAAATTTGTTAAAACCACTACAATATCGCCTATAGCGTCGACGGCTTCGGATCTGTCTTTATTTAATATAGCTTTTGCAAGCTCTCCACATTCTTCTTGCAGTTTAACATATTGGGTATGAGAATTGCCTTTTTTATATATTTCTCTAACTTCAGCCCAATTTCTTATTTTATCAAATATTGTTTCTAAATTATTGTTAGAGGCTTTTTCAAAGGGATTTCTATATACATATCTTTTATTATCATTTTGAGATTTAATATTATTATTTTTTATCCAAGTAATTAATTCTTTTGTAAAATATATTTTTTTATCCTCATAAGCAATATAATCAGGAAATTCAAATCCTGTTAAATCTTTATCAAACGTATTATTTAATGTAACTGTTTTGTCTGTTATGTAAAATTTGTTTTTAATATTCATAATTACTTCTTTATATGGTTTTTTATCCTGTTTATAATTGTATTTAGTTTGTAGCTCTAACTCTTTGTCTGAAGCTTCTTGTATATTATTTGTTGTATATAGTATGTCGTAATTTGTATACCCCTGTTTTTTTTCTACCCTCTCAACAGGATTAGTAGTACAACCTATTTTGATTCCTTTAATGTGGTATATATAATACATTAAAAAAATTAATTAGTTAATCTATGTTTAGATGCAAAGTATGAGCTGTCGTAATGTTCTTGACTATCTGGCCATAATACTAAAATGTATTCCATATTTTTATTCATAATTTTAAATTTATTTAATTAACTCCGCTTTTATATAATTATTACAATTGTAATTTATTAAATTATAGTCTTCGTATTTGCCTTGTAAAAAAGGAAGTTTATATATTTTGTTTTTACAATATTTTAATGTTTGATCTATATGCGATTTATATATATGTGCATCTATTAAATTAATTCCTAAAAAGTTTGGTAATAAATTTGTTTTTTTAGCTATTGTAATTAAAAATAAAGAACCAATAACTATGTCGTAAGGTAATCCTAAAAATAAATCTGAGCTTCTAAAATTTATACTCATACTTAATTTATTATTTGCTCGTACAAAATTAAATTGAGTAAAACAACAAGGTAACGCCTGATCTTGCAGATCGCTGGGATTCCATAAATTTATTATAGCACGGCGAGAATTGTTTTTAATCTCTTTAACAACATATTTAATTTGATCTATGTTGTTATTATAATTTCTTATTTGGTAGCCATAAACCTTGCCCAAATCATTCGTGCTAGTATAATCATCCCACCATCTTATATTGTGATTATTTAAATAAGTAATGTCTGTTCTACCCTCAAACATCCACCTAAATTCGGCAAGGGCTTTATCAAAAAATATTTTTTTTCCTGTGACAATAGGAAAACCTTTATTTAAATTAATATTAAATGATTTATTAAATAACTTAAATGTATTTACACCGGTTCTATTAGAACATTCTTCCCCTTTATTTAAACATTCTAATAATATTTTTTTATACTTTTTTTCAAAACTACTCATAAAATTTCTTTGGATTTTTGTATATATAATATAGCATCCATTAATTCTTCTTGTAAATGATTAAGCCATTCTTTTTTTGATAGTGTGTCCTTATCCATAGTAACGCCATACTTTTTAAAACCTGTATCAGAGCGTGAAATAAATTTGTCAACTACTCTTTCTACTACTGGATCTCTAAATTGTATTTCTTTTTTTTTCATATTATTATTTTTTATTTAATTTATCTTTCCATTTCCATCCCTTTCTAAGTCTTTCAACAAACTCTAATGTTTCATCATATTTATCTTCGGGAATGTTTTTTATTATACCCAACAAAGGATGCACTAATTTATTTTCTAGGTTTCTTACTTTATTTTCTAAATAATGGATTTTATCTATTTGGTCATAATTTAGATCACTTTTAAACTTAAACATTCTTTCATACTCCATTAATTTTTTATTATGATTTCTATTTATTGGATAAGTTTTTACCGCGTGAATTGCTGTGGCGTGATTCATAGGCTTATCATTGTTTATAAAAAAATTACTTATTGCTGTCCATCTCATTTGTTTTTTTTCTCTTAATAAGTAACATAATAATGATCTTATTTCTATTACTGGTTGTATTCTTGATTTATTAAATGGATCAACACCAGAAAATTCTTTTAATTTATTTGCTATTTCTATAGGCTTTAAATTCATCTTTCTCTTAATTTTAAAAGGTTATAACATTCTACATACTTCTGTCTCGCTTTGCCTTTGTATATTTCTTTAAATAAGTTGTATAGTTGTTTAGTGTATTGATACTTTGTTTTACAATCCTTATAATACTTTTTTGCAAATGCTTTTCCTTTTCCTTTAAAGTAGTTTACATTGTCTGCTGTATCTCCTACTATCATTTGTTCGTAAAAATTGTATAGAGCTTCATCTAAACTTATGTCTATTATTTTTTTATGCTTATGATGATAATTATATATTAAGCAGGGAAACTGTTTATAGTCCTTGTCTATTGATACTATCATTACTTCTTCTCTCCCAATACTATTGCTTATTTCATACCAATATTTTGCTACAAGATCGTCGGTTTCTATTCCAAACCCATATATACTATTATAGTTCTTTTTAACATAGTCGTGCATTTCGTGAAGGAGCGGTGGCAAATCTTGCTTTTTTCTATTAGCCTTATACTTCTTTGTTATTTGTTTTCTAAAGTTTCCTTTGCATCCATTGAATGTAATAATTTCATTAATTTCAAAATGTTCTTCTAAGTCGTTTACAATTTTCATATACTGCTCATCAAACTTAACAATAGCATCTTCTATGTTAGAATAAAACTTGTCCAGGATATTTTTAGATTCTTTTTTAGACCGATAACAAGAAGCAAATATTAAGGAATCAGCATCAATTAATAAAACCATATTTTAAAAATATATATAACATTGTTATAAACAGACCAAGCAAGGAGTAAAACATTAATTTATAATTTGTTTTTCTTTGCTTTGGTGATCTGCCTTGTTGACTTCTATACTGTCTTTTTTTTTTCATATACTCTATTTCCTTGTGGGTCGAATATAGTAAATTTATTTTTTTTTAGAAGATTAATAGCTTTTTTAATTTCTTTCTCGTTTTGTCGAAATGCGTGAAAAATTTGGTTATCTATTACCATATTATTTTTTTTAGTTGTTATTGTATTATGCAAATATCCATAGTGATGCCCAGAACAGGACAAATATTGATACTACAAAAATAAATTCTCCAATAAGTTTTAATGTCTTTTTCATAATTATTTGTTTTTAATTATAGTATAAATATAATACTTTTTTATTAATTAACAAAATATTTAATAACTTTTTTTTAATTATTATTTAAATTTATTCTACTTGCTTGATTTTCTTTTAATAAATAAACTTCTTTTTTAAGCCTTTTTTTTGTCCAAAATGAAGTGTCAGGACAATATAATTTAATAAGATTTGGCATTTTTAATTCGTTTAGCCAATACATATAATTACCTTTAGGATCATTAACAAAATAAATTTTTACTATATTTTTCGGTAATTTCATTAATGTATCATACTTAGATTTTTCCAATAGCTTTTCTTCATAGTATTTATCCCTGAATTTCATTTCTATTACACAATCAAATCCTTTAGGTGTTTTACCTTTAGCATCCCAAGATTCAAACTTTTTACCTGTCCATTCTAATTCCCACCCAATGATGTTTAAAATGTTAACTACAGCTTGTTCCCATTTATGTATTTTATTAATCCCCATTTTCCCACAATACGTTAAGATCTTTTATCCATCTATTTATTGTTTTGGGAGAACAGGTACAAGGTATGTAATATGAATGTTTGTAGTATTTAGAGTGCAGGTACGAAACCATTTCAAGTTCTGTTCTTGTAATGACTGATTTTTCACCCATTCTAAATGTTGTCCATTTTTTAAAATCATCTTTTTCTAATTTGGTTACCATCTTTTTATTTTTATTTTATTGAGCTTATCCTTTCTCTCATTACACCCACAACTATCATAGCCTAGTTTCTTTGCTATCCAGGTTGCAATACTTTTACCTTTACCAAAGGTTATTATGTTTATTATTTTTTCTGTAAGATCTCCAAGTTTCATAATTTTTTCTTTAATATTTCTTTTACTTTTTTATATGTATTATAAAGAGAATAATAAGGTATGCCTGATTTTCTAGATAATTCTGCAATAGATGTACCTGAGTTTACAATCTCAAATACTTTTTTATTATACCAATACATCTTATCTAATTCTTTTTGGATCTCTATATACTTAGTTTCATAATCTATATAAGTATCTGCTCTTTTATATTCAGTTAAGTTCCTTACTATTGTTACTCTTTTTTTCTTTCTATATAAATCTATAAACATAGATCTAAGAGTTTTAAATATATAATAATAGTTTATCTCCTCATTATAAGATATATCTAATTTATCATTTTCTATTTTAAGATATATTTTTATATACATCTCCTGGACTAGATCCTTAGAAGTAGGCTCATCTAAACCGAATGATTTACAAATCTCTATCCAATCATTATGTTTTTTGGATAGCATTTTCATATATTTTTTTTTCATAGGCTTTATGCTAAAGGATCATAGAGATCATTTACATAAGGTAGCCCTGATTCATTTATTGTAAAGCTAAAGGTTTCAAAGGAATAATTCCTACTTCTTTTACATTTAACTGTTACCCATTCTTTGTTTACTGTATTTAGTTCTAATTGTATTTCACATTCTACCTTCTTCATTAAAGCAGATCCAAGATGGCCTGTAGCCTTATCAGATCCATAGTTAGAATGTATTACTGTTATAATATGGCAGCAATACTTAGCAGAAAACTCCATTAATTTTTGTACTGTATAATTTGCTTCTTCTAAAGAATTTACATCTGTACATAAATCAGCTACTCCATCTACTACTAAAATACCTATATTCTTTTTTGTCTTTAA